GGTGGTGTTCAGCAGTCCTGCGCGCACCAGCGCGAGGATGTCGGAGTTCTTCATCTTCATGCCTTGCCCTCCTTCTTCAGGTCCTCGATCTTCACGCCCGGCTTGCCGGCCGCGTCGAGCTTCTGGTAGTATTTGTAGAGATACACCGCCCACGCGAAGGTGGCGACGGCGCCGAGGATGGCGGCGATGCCGTTGAACACGACGCCTTTGGTGATGAGCAGGATGCCAGCCGCAAGGATTGCAAAGGCGAGCAGCGCAAGGAAGCCGGCTCCGTAGAAGCAGAGGAGCTTGGCCCGGGAAAAATCAGCAGTTGCTTTCATGATGTTTTAGAATTAGTTAAACGGAATATTGATATTCGCGGACAAACACGTTGCCCGTCGGTGCCATGCAGAGGAGAGCCCAGGCGCCGTTGGCGTAGGCGCCGAAGTCGTCCCCGGTATAGTTGAAAGTCTTGCTCCACGTCCGGGTGGTGTTGTTGCCGATGACGTTGGAGTTGCCGTTGGCTGCGTAAAAGTCAGCGTAGGCGTTGTAGGAGCGGGCCGCGAGCTGGTCCGGGTTGGTGGATCCGCCGTCCCACATGTGCGAGTATACGTCCGGGCGGGTAGTCAGGCCGAGCCATGTCCGCGTGATGTACGGCGCGGCGCCCTCTCCCATGTAGTCCGGGCCGGAGTAGCCGGAGTCGTGCTCGTTCATGTACGCGCCGTCCGAGAGGAGGTAGCACCACATGTCGTTAATCGTGATGCTGTTCCCGGTTTGATTCTTGACCTCGAAGTTGAGCGTGATGCTGGAGGCGTTCCTGGTGAAGGTGACTTTCGTCTGGAGGTTGGCCGTCTGCGCGACCTTGTTGGCGGTCAGGTAGGCCCCGTGCAGGATGATGATGTCGCCGTTGTATCCGTTAGTCCAGGAGGTCGCCTCGTTCTGCGTCAGGATGGGCGCAATCTTGACCTCCCCGTTGGGGATGGAGCTCGACATTGCACACGTGATGCCCGTGTAGAGCATCGTGCCGGAGTAGAAGTTGCTGACCCTGGGGCCGGTGATGATCCAGACGCCGCCGAGGTGGTCGAGGACCGCGATGCCGACGTAGTACGCGGAGAAGTCCTTCGTGCATCCCTGGAAGTCGTAAGGGTAGAGCAGGCCCTCGTAGGCGTCCATGTCGTCGTTCTCCCGGCACTGCATGTTGAAGTAGATGCGGTCGTTGTCCGAGATGAGTGTGCCGGCGATTTCCATGTAGCCGTTGAAGATCGTGTAGATGTAGTTGGACCCGCCGCCGAGCTGCCACCAGCAGTTCTTCTGGTAGCCGTCGAAGTCCTCCGGGCGGAGCGGCCAGTTGTGGATGGTCGGCTTGTTCAGCGTCCAGAGGTTGGTGTATTTGGACGCGAAGTCCACACGGCCGCAGCTGACGATATTCAGGCCGTAGTTGGCCGCCTTGAGTCCGGCGAGGCGCGCGGAGTTCGGGCTGTCGTAGTAGACGCCCCTGGTGTAGGGCGCGGAGTTGCGGAACGCCTTGAACTTCGCCCAGAGGTTGTAGTCCAGCGCGAAAAGCTCGCTCTGCCTTTTTTTTGTAGAGCCGAGCGCGCGCTGGAAGTCTCCCTGGCCGTTCTTCGCAATCTTCGTGAAGGGCCTGGTCAGTCTGCCCGTCGTTGGATCAAATCCTGCCATATTAGATGATTATTTGGTCGCCCGTGGTTATGAGGTCGCTCTCCGCGTAGAGGGCGCCCGTCGACGGGTCATATCTTACAATGATGCCGCCCAGGTTGATGTACTCGACGTTGAGCAGCGTGACGCTCATCTCCGCCAGTGCCGGCGCGTTGAGCCACGCCTCCAGCGCCGCCAGCCGTGCGGCGTTCTCGGCGATGCCCTCCGCAAGCGTGAGCTCGATGGCGGCCGTGTCGGTCTTCGTCTGGTAGGTGCTCGTGATGGTGTTCCCGCTCGCATCCGCCGTCGCGCGGTTGACCGGGGTCGCGCCGAGCGTGGAGACGAGCTCCGCCGCGCTGATGGTGTGCGTGTGCGTGCCGTAGCCGGTCACGATTCCGTACTTGTTCATCGTGACGTAGGGAATCGAGAAGGAGGTGCCGGAAGACGCGCCGGACTGGCCGGCCGTGCCCGCCGTGATGTTGCCCGTGCTGAAGCTGCTACCCAGGGACGTCGCCGTGCCGTTGATGGTGATGGCCGAGTTTGTCAGCGAGGAGTTCGGGATGCTGGTCAGCGTCTGCGAGCGGCTCTGCCCGCCGACCACCGCCGTGATGGTTGCGCCGTTGCTCGAGAGCGACGAGAAGAAGGCCGAGCCGTCCCACTGCGCCACGCCTTCGATTCCTGCGAAGATGCTGCCGCCGATGTTGATTTCGTCAGCGTTCAGCAGGCCCGCGTAGAGTTCCGCGAAGGACGGATTCGCAAGCCAGTCTTCCAGACTCGTGATCCTGGCGGCGTTGTCCGCGACGCCCTCGCTCAATGCAAGCTCGACGGCGAGGACGTCCGCGGCGCTGGCATAGCCCGCGCTGGCGTGGTTGCCCCAACCGTAGGCCGTCTCTCCGTGGGAGATGTAGGTCTGGTAGGTCGAGCTGATGGAGATGGTGCCCGTGCTCGTGATCGGGCCGCCGGAGAGGCCGGTCCCAGTGGAGATATTCGTAACGCCGCTGGAGGTGACGAAGCCCTGCTGGTTGACCCAGGTCTTCGTGGCCATATCGCTGATGGCGGAGTTGTTCACCTTGTTGTCGAGCGCGGTCTGGAGGCCGGCGACCTGGGAGATAGCGATGCCCAGCGAGGACTGCGCGAACGCCACCCAGCCGTGCGTGGAGTCGAAGGCGAGCAGGTCTCCTGCGACGCGTTCGGAGCCGTTTGCGCGGAGCACCTTGTCGTCGTTGGAGTAGACGTCGCCCAGCTCGTAGAGGTACCCGGCACCACCTCCTCCGCCACCGCCAGGGGTCCCGTCGAGGACGATCTGGTCTCCATTCGTCACGATGTCGCCGTCGATGCGCAGCGCTCCGACCTCGCCGTCCCAATATATGAGGATCCCGCCGACGTTCATCACGTCGACGTTCGCCAGCGCGCAGTAGAACTCTGCAAACGACGGGTTGTTGAGCCAGTCTTCCAGCGAGGTGATGCGGGCATCGTTGCTGGAGATTCCCTCGGAGAGGGACAGCTCCATCGCCTGCGTGTCCGAGATGGTCTGGTAGGTGGATGCGATGTTGTTGCCGGAGGCGTCGGCCGTTGCGCGATTCACGGGCGTGCTGCCGAGGGTGGTGACGATGTCGCTGGCGCCGACGGAGAGCTTGCTCCAGGCGATGGACCCTGCGAGCATGGTGTTGGTGACCTTGCCCGCTCCGATGCTGACCGCGATGGAGGTCGTGCCGGAGCCGGAGACGTCGCCGGAGAGCGTGATCGTCTGGTTGCCGGTGAGGAAGGTGGTGCCCTTCGTAAGCGTCAGCTTGTGGCCGGAGATGGACGCAGCCGTGACCGCGTTCCCGGTGCCCGTTACCTCGACGTCGTTCACGCCGTCCGTGATGCCGTAGCCAGAGAGGTTGCTTGGCTTGCCGGAGATGGCCGACCACGCCCAGGTGCTGGGGAAGTCGGTGATCTGCGAGACGGTGTGCGAGTGGACAGCTGCCGCGAAGGTGTCCGCGTTTGCGAAGGCCGCGGTCCCGAGCCCCGGGACGGCCACGTCGCTCTGCGCGGTGCCGTTCACGACGAGGTGCAGCTTCCCGCTGGCGCCCTGGGCGAGCGAGACGGAGCTGATGGACTCCGTCGGGATGTCCTCGTAGACCCATGCGCCGGGGTCGCCGTTCTTGTCGGTGCCGGACGGGTCGAAGACGAGCATCTTGCGCGCTGACGGCTTTCCGCTGATGCTCTGCGAGACGTCGTATGCCTCGTAGAGGTAGCCGATGCCGCTTCCGCCTCCAGGCGTGCCGTCTATCACTATCTGGTCTCCGTTGGTGATGATGTCACCCTCGATGCGGAGCGCACCCCTTTCGGCGTCCCAGTAGAGGCGGACGCCGCCGATGTTGGCCTCCTCGGTGTTCATCATGCCGACGTACAGCTCCGCAAATGAGGGGTTGTTCAGCCGGTCCTCGAGACCTGCGATCCGCGCCGCGTTCTCCGCGATGCCTTCTGCGAAGGTGCCGACGGCCACGTAGAGGCTCGCCGCGCTGTTGCCGATCAGGAAGTCGGGGGCCCAGACTGCGTCGTACTGCTCCTTGAGGTTGATGCGGCCCGGATCCTCGAGGTCTTCCTCGAAGTAGCTGCGGGCGGTGATGCCGCCTCCGCCACCTCCACCGCCGCCGGGGCTGACGGACGAGCCGCCAGAGCCCGTGGCGCTGGTGCTGCCCTTGCCGGAGCCGGAGATCTGCGTGTAGTCGGGCGCGAAGGTGCCCCAGACCTCCTCCCAGGAGTAGACCTCCCGGATGAAGGTCTGCGCGACGAAGCCGCTGGTGAAGTCGAAGGTCCCGGAGATGGGGACGCAGCTGCGCTCGTAGTATGTGTAGGCGCAGCCCGGGAAGGCGAGCGCCTCCGGGGTGGCCTTATCGTGCAGCGTGCCGGTGAAAACCGATGCTGCAGCCGCGTGGAAGCAGAGCGCCTGCGCCTGGATCATGACGGCCAGCGGGTAGTAGGAAGACTCGCCCGGCCAGTTCCAGTGGTCCGCGACGATGGCCTGGCCGAGTGCGAGGACGTTCTCGTAGAAGTCGATGCAGCCGTCCACGGCGCCGGCCGCGCAGCCGATCTTCGGGCGGCGCGTGATGGTGACATTGTTGTCCTCGTTGTAGACCGTCGTGGTCTTGTATTCCGTGGCGACGGTGGAGTTCGTGTTCGGGGAGACCTCCAGCAGCAGGGCGGCGAGCAGCGGAGCGAGTCCGCGCATGTTGTCCGTCGCGGCGGCCGTGCTCACGTCCTTCAGCACGATGCGGTAGTAGAACGTCTCGCCCTGCGCGACGCCGAAGTCCGGCACCTCCACCTCCTCATCCAGCGAGACGTAGCGGTAGGAGATCTCGTCCGCCCAGACGCCGTTCTCGTTGAGGTACTTGGTCGAGCCGCCGGAGGATACAGCCTCGATGCGGAGGCCGATCTGGTCTATGCCGTAGCCCGCGCCGTTGTATGCGCTGAAGGTGTCGCAGACATTGCTGCCGGACGCGAGGACGAGCGGGCCGTCTTGCTTGATGGCGAAGCGGAAGCTGCGTTGCAGGCGGGGGTTGATGTAGTCCGCCTCCGGCATGTCGGTGGTGCCGGTGGTGACGGCGTTGGTCGGGAAGAACATGCCCCGCGACTGGACGCCCGGGCCGATGGTGCCGTAGAGCGGGATGGCGAGGCCGCCGGCCCAGCCCTCGCCGTCCTGCCTGGTGAGCGTGTAGGCGTAGAGCTTGCCGCTGCGCTGACCCAGCGAGCAGGTGATGGTGCCGCCGTTCCTGGCGAACTGCGAGGCCGCAGGATCCTGGGCGTTGTACGCCACGAAGTTGACGTCGAAGGTCTCGGTGATGAGCTTGAGCGCGGGGTCCAGCTCCCGGAGGCCGGACCGGCTGATAAACTCGATGCCGTGGCTCCCGGAGAGCGTGTCCGCGGCGAGGTAGCGCAGGGATGTGAGGATGATCTTGCCGGCGCCGTTGTAGCGCAGCACGAGGCCCAGGGACTCGAGCGTCTCCTGCAGCACCGTCTGCCAGTTGTCCCCGGAGAATGTGCTGGCGGCGAAGGTGTGCTGCAGGATGCTCGTGCCGTTCTCGTTGACGAGAAAATGGGCGGCGGTGTAGTCCAGCTCCATCGGGCACTCGCAGGCGGCGAGCGCGCCCTGGATGACGTCGATCACGGAGACGCGCCCCGTGAGGTTGAACTCCTTCTCCTGGAGTGCGCCGAGCATGTCGCGGGCGGTGATGGTAACGCTCCCGCGGTAGATCATGTTCTCGCTCCAGGAGTCCGGCGTCACGTAGCCCTTCCAGATGCAGACGGCGGTCGCGCTGGGCGTGGCCTTTGTCCATAGCTCGACGCGGAACTTCGTCGCGTCCGGGGTGTAGAACTCCTCCCACTTGCCGCACTTCTCGTTGGCTGCGTTGACGCAGGTGGTGCCGTCGGCCTTCGTGGCGCCCTGATCCCAGGCGTCCGCGAGCGACCAGCTGAAGGCGGTCTTGATGTATGGGGTGAGGACGTCGCTCTGCCCGCCGATGATCTGCAGGGACGCGCCGGTGACATGCGCCATGCCGTAGGAGGCGCCGGTCCAGTCCTTCGCATAGACACGAATCTGGAGCTGGGCACCGCCCTTCTCCAGATACTGCGTATATTTCAGTCCGTAGGCCATATCCTTGACGTTTTAGCGATTCCAGCTGTCGAGGGTGTTCTGCCCGGAGAGGATGATGTCCGAGCCCTTGACGGTGCCCTCAACGCGCACCACGAGCTCGGCGCTCTGGACGCCTCCGGCGCCGTAGCCGATCCCGGATGATGAGTAGCTGCTGACGGTGGATCCGCTGGCTCCGCGGTTGCCGATGGCGGCGAGACCCGCCTTCGCGGCGACGCCCACAGCGACCAGGGCTGCGCCGGCCAGCACTGCGTTCCCGCCGAAGAATCCGATGAGGGACTCCTTCAGCGCCTCGATGGCCGTGCCGGACATCATGATCAGGGTGCCGGCCTTGATGGCCATGTCGGCGAGCGGCTCGATGAGCGCCTTCGTGACGTTCTCGAAGCTGCCGTCCGTCACGCCTGCGAGCACGTCCGCCAGGGCGTTGAAGGCGCCGACGAGGCCGTCCTTCAGCGCGGAGACCAGCTGCTCGGAGATGGCCTTGCCCAGCTCCTCGGCCTTCTGCCTGAAGGCCTCCGTCCCCTCGAGGGACTCGGAGAGCTTCTGGTTGAGGTTGTCCTGGTTGCTGGCGAGCATGTTGGTGATGTCCGCCAGCTCGTTCTCGTAGTCGATGACGTCCTTGAGCGCGGAGGCGTACATCATCAGCTCGTCGTTGCTGAATGGCGAGCGGTCCGTCCAGCCATTGCGCTCGCGCAGCGCGTTGTACGAGTCGATGCTTTCCTGGGCGTAGGCCTCGTCCGCCTCCCTGACCTCCGCGATGGCGGCAGCCTCCTCGCGGAGTGCCGCAAGCCGCTCCCGTTCCGCCTTTTCCTGGGCCTTGCGCTGCTTCTCGATTTCCTCCGGCGTGACGGTCGGCTTGTAGGTCGGCTTCGGAGTGGGGGACGGCCGGCCACCTCCGCCGCTTCCTCCGGGGACGGTGTAGTCCTCGGTCTGCTCCGCCTGCTTGCGTTTCTTGCCGCCGGCGATGGCGCCGCCTACCACCGGGCCGAGGATCATCTCCCAGCCGGAGATCTTCTCCGTCCTGGTGATGATGTCGGTGAGGCGGTTGAGGATGTCGGTCAGGCGGTCGACGACCCACTTGATGGGACCCTTGCTGCCCTCGAAGGCGAGCGTCAGTCCCTCCCATGCGGACTGCAGGGCCTTCACCGACCCGATGACGTTGTCGCTCATCGTGTCGGACATCGTGTTCAGCGACCCGTCCGCCCCGTCCAGCGAGCGCTTCAGCTCGTCGGCGGCCTCCGCTGATTCAATGAGGGCGATGGCTGCGGCCGCGCTGCGCTTGTCGGTCATGTCCAGAACTGCGGACACGTCCACGCCCTTGTCCCGCAGCTCCTTGAAGGCCGCGATGATTTCCGGGAAGGTGCGCGCGGTATGGCCGATGCCCTGGGCGAGCTTGCCGTTGGAGTCGGCGAGGTTGAGCAGGATGTTTCGCAGGGCAGTCGCCGCGCTGCTGGCGTCGAAGCCATTGTTGGCGAGGATGCCCAGGAAGGCGGAGGTCTCCTGGATGTTCAGCCCGAAGGACTTGGCGATCGGCGCGACGGTGGAGATACTGGTCTGCAGCTTGGAGAAGTTGAGGGCGGAGAGCGTCGTGGATTTGCTCATCACGTCCAGCAGGTACTGTGTGTCGTTCGCCTCCAGACCGAAGGCGCGGAGCGCGGCGCCGGTAAATTCCGCCGCGCTGCCCAGGTCCGTCCCCATAGCGAGGGCGAACTTCAGCACGGAGGACTGCATCGACTCGATCTGCCCGGTGTCGAATCCGAGGCGCGCGAGGGCGATCTGCAGCTGCGTCACCTCGCTGGCCGTGAACTCGCTCGTCCGTCCCAGATCCTTCGCGGACTTGGAGAGGCCCTCCACGCCCTTCAGGGTCGTGCCGAGCACTGCGGCAAGCTCGGAGTTTGCGCGCTCGAACTGCGCGATGTTTCGGACGGCCTCTCCGATGCCGCGCCCGATGGCTGCGAAGGCGACGGTGAGGGCGGCCACCTTCGTGGCCAGCCCGTTGAAAGCGTTGCCGACCCTCTGCGAGAAGGACTGCGACTCCTTCTCCGCGCTGTCAAGCCCGGCGGTGAACTCGTCCTTCTTGAGGCCGAGCCGTACCCACAAATCTCCAATCTTGCCCATATCGTTTAGCTGCTATATTTTCGTTGATAAAAATCCTTCATTATTGCATCCAGGGCGGCGCGCTCCGCGTCCGTTACCCTGGCGTCCTTACGGGTGATCCGCTTCTGCTTCTTCGTCGGACCCTCCCACGGGAAGGTCGTCAGGTCCTTCGGTGTCTTCGGGCGGTTGTGCGCCTTCAGGAAGGGTGAGAGGTTGTAGGAGTGCCACGCCAGCCAGCGGGCGAGCTCCCAGCGCTCGTGCTGCTCCTCCTCCGCGCCTTTGCGGCGCTGCAGGTATTCTCCCATCGACGTGCGGGCAGCCTGCGCCTGCGTCATTCCGCAGCGACCTACGAGGAAGTCCTCGATGGGGTCGTAGTCCAGCGCCTTTATCTTCGCCGGCTTTCGTTTTTTTTTACGCTCCCGGCGTCCTTGCCGATGTCCTCGAAGCGCTTGCCGGTGATGGCCTCGTAGAGGAAGGCCACGGTCTTGTTGAGGCGCTGCGCGTCTGCGTAGGCCCACTCGTGGAAGTCGGCGTACTTGTGAGGGAACTCGCCCCGCTTCGGATCGTCCACGGCGGCCACCTCCCACGCGAGGATGGCGGCGCAGTAGAGCATCTTGATGTAGGAGGTGTAGATGTCCCCGGCATTGGCGTCGGCCACGAGGTCGATGCCCCGCTTCTTGGCGACGGAATAAAGGGCCGGGGTGACCAGTATGTCAACGGCCACCCCTTCCCTCAATTCGATGCTTGTGCGCGTCCTTTCCATCTGCTACGAGCGGGTGGTCGGGTAGAGCGTCGGCGCGCCGGTGATCGTCAGCGACATCGTGCGGGTTGCCACGGCGTTGTTGTCGTTGGTGTCGCTGATGTTGTTGATGATCGCCTCGAAGGCGATGCCAGCGCTGGGAGTGCTGCTGGAGAGAGTTCCGACGAAGCAGAGGACGGTGCTGCCGGCGACGAGGGAGTCGAGGGCCTTCATCTGCTGCGCGTCCTCGTCGTCAGCCATGACGACGACCTCGGCGGTGCCGCCGCGGACGCCCTGGATGAACTTCTGCCAGACGTTGTTCTTGTCGCTGACCTCGATGGGGTTGCCGTTGAGGTTGACGGAGTTGTTCTGCTCACCGGCCAGCCATGCGTAGGAGATGGAGGCCGGGTTGCCGGAGGAAGTTCCGACGTAGAACTTGCGGGCGTTGCCCAGCATGGGAGTGTGAGTGTGAGGCATAGTGCTTTGGATTTATAGTTGTTGAACGTATATGTCGATGGTCTGGAGGACCCGGTAGATGATCTGCTGCGGGTCGCTGGTTTCGGTGAGGTCCTGCAGCTGCGTGGGCACCAGGCCCACGACCTTGAACTGCTCGCCGGAGTAGGCGAAGCCTCCCAGCAGCTGGAGGTTGTCATCGTTGAGCTGGGACGCGGCCACGGCGGAGGCGGTCGACATGGACTCCACCACGCAGGTGAGGACGCGCACGGAGCCGCCCTTGTCGCTGGGGGGATTCTCCACGAAGGAGTGGATCTCGACGCGCGGGTAGCCGGCCGTGCCGCCCACGTTCACGCCCGTGCGGGTGAGTGTGGTCACCAGCGCGGCGTAGATGGTCTTGTAGCTGCTCTTATACATTGCCGGTGCGGTTGATTACTTGGTTGATGGCGTCGCGGACCGAGGTGACGATCCGGCTGCTGTTCTTCTTCACGGCCGGGCCGAAGAAGGGGTGCGGGCGGGTGCCGTGACGGCCGATGTGGACGGCCATCGCCCAGCCGATTGCCCGGGAGGCCTTGCGGTCCTTGAGGTGGAACTTCTTGTAGGCCCAGGCGTCGAGCATGTCAGGCGGCGGCATCCGTCCGGCCCGGCGGCCGTACTCGACGGCGCCGGCGTAGTTCTTCTCGCCCGACATGAAGCCGACGTCGTAGCCGCCGCCCGCCTCCTTCGTGCGCACCACGCGCCCGGACTGCGACAGCAGGCCGGTGGTGTTGATGTGTTCGCTCTTGAGGGTGTCCTGGGCGTCCGCGATGATGTGCGCCCCGGCGGACTGCAGCCCGCGGTCGGCAGCGCGCAGCACCTCCGGCCCCAGCTTCTCCAGGGCGTTCGTCAGTTCGGGTATGCCGGTGATGGTGACTTGCATGGTGCGTGCGCTATTCTTGCGGGGTTTCAGTATTCTCGGCAGGCTCCGGCTCCGGCTCTGCAGGATCCTCGTCCGTTGGTGTCGGGGTGGGTGTTGGCGTCGGCGTCGGCTCCGGCGGGATCAGGGGGTTGTCTTCCTGGTACCAGCCCTGGATGCGGACGAAGCGGCCGCGGTTGTCGAGGCGCTCCGGGGCGGAGAAGTTCACGTCGTGGCCATGCCAGCGCAGGCCGTTGTAGGTGACGCTGTCGCCGGGGTTGCGGAACTCGATCTCGAGGCCCACGACGTCGGCCTGCTGGAAGGTCATCATGGTCTTCGTGGCGCTCATGCGCTGCACGTCGGCGTAGATGGTCTGCACGGCTGCGGCCTCGCCCAGGGCGACGTGTCCGAACTCGTCGCGCGTGGGGGTGGCGTAGGTGAGTGTCACCACGTCGTTGAATCGTCTTGCACCGTTTCCGCGTCCGAGCATAGCATCAGCCCTCCATCAGGATCTTGTTGATCATGTTCGGCATTTCGCCGTCATACTTCGCAGCGGCGAGCCGGAAGACCTTGCTCTCCAGGGAGGCGTAGATCTCCGCCGTCGCCTTCGTCTTGTACTCGATCTCCACGTTGCGCGCGGGGACGCCCACCGTCAGCAGGTTGCCGATACGGGTGTACGGGAGGGCGTTGCCGTCTGCGTCCTTGACGCTGGTGATGGTGTCGACGCTGCGGTAGAGGCGGATGGGCGCCCGTGGGTCCGCGCGGTGGGCGTGGATCAGGACGATGGTCTCGTCGAGCAGGCTCCGATCCTCCCACTCCTGGACCGCGATCATGGCGGAGCGCAGGATGGCGGTCAGCTGCGCGTCCGTCTCCGCACCGTTCGAGGCGAGGTAGGCCTTGAACGCTGCGAGCTGTTCTGCGGTCACGTCCGCGAGCGACTTGACGGAGACCTGGATCATTTTGCGCCCTCCTCCTTCTTGGGTTTCGGGTTGGTCTTCGGTTTCTCCTCCTCGTCAGCGACGGGGACGGCCTTGCCGTTGTTGACCAGCACCTCGACGGCGGGGCCACTTACGATGGCTCCTGCAGGCAGCCCGGCGGCGGGCTCTATGAGTTTATACTTTTTCATTTCGGCTGCTTTTTGGGATTAAGAAAGCCCGCGGCGGCTCGTTGGTGCGGCAGCCGCGGGCGATCGGTTGGTAGAAGGGGAGACCCCTCGCAGGTTAGGCCTGGTTCGGGTGGGTCTCGATCTGGTCGGATTCGTTCACGGCGCTGGACAGCTTCGTGATGGCAGTGTTGATGCTGCCGACCGCGGTGGTGTAGTCCTTGATGTTGCCCGTGTTCGTCTTGATGGTGGCGAGCTCGTCCTTGATGGCGCCGAGCTTGGTAACCACGTCGGCCAGGTTGCCGGCATCCTTGTTGATGGCTGCGATCGCGGTCTCGACGCTGGCGACCCAGATGACGCCCTTCTGGTCCGGGGTCTTGACGACCAGCTGGAGGGACTTGCGGACGTAAACGTCCCAGCCGTCCAGCTTCGCGTTGCGGACGATCTCGAGCTCGTAGGTCGGGCGCTCCTTGATGCGGCAGACGGAGAGGTCGGCCAGGAGCATGGTGTCGGCGGACATCGCGCTGGACGGGATGATGCGGGCGCCCTTGATGGTGCCGGTGGACGGGTCGTAGACGTTGCGACCGTTCACGTCCTTGATGCCGAGGATGGAGGCGTAGTCAGCCCAGGGCACGAAGCAGTGGGAGACGTTGTAGCCTTCCTTCTTGGCCTGGCAGATGGCGTCCCAGATGACGTCAGCCGCGTTGGCGTTGTCGTACTCGCCCAGGGCGCTGAACGCCGTGGACTGGCTCTTGAGGCCGTAGACCTTCTTCTTGGTGGTGTCGTTGGTGTCGGCACCAGCACCGCCGAAGACCTCGGCGTCGGCCCAGGCGGCGAGCTTCTCCTGCGCCTTGCCGCGCGCCCACTCGTAGAGAGCGGTGAAGAAGTCGGTCACCTCGCTGGAGATGAGGAGGTGGGAGCCACCCTTCGCCATCTTGCGGGTCTTCTCCTCCGCGGCGGCGTTCTCGTCGGCCATCTGGGCGAGCTCGTCCACGTAGCCGGTCTGGTCGGTGAACGTGCCCTCGAGCCAGTTCACGAACAGCGCGTCGACGTTGTCCTTCGGGAGCAGCTCGTAGAAGGCGTTGATCGGGGCGCGGCCGCCTGCGATCTGGGCGTCCAGGGCGGCGCCCCAGGCGATCCGGGTGATGTCGCCGGCCACGGTGACGTCGTAGTCGGTCTTGCGCTCGAAGTCGAAGGTGAGCTTGAGGGAGCCGGAGTTCTTCTTCAGCATGTCCTCGATGTCGCTCTTGCGCTCCTCAACGGCGGCCTTGAAGGCGCCGAGGAAGGTCTCGCGGGCCTTCTCCTTCATCTTGTCCTCCAGGGACTCGTACTTGGTCTGGAGGGCTTTCAGGGATTCGTCGAGATTGTCGATGCTTTTCTGCTGGGCACCGATAGTCTCCTGGGCGGCCTTGAGTTCCTTGACTTTCTCGGCCACCTCGGCGGCGGCCTTCTCGGTCGCTGCCTTCTCGATGCTTTCACGCATCGCTTTGATCTCTTCAGGGGTCATTGTTTGATGAGGTTTGGGATTATTGTTGTTGTCGGATTCGCTCTTGGGTTTGTCCTCCGGGCTCTCGTGCTCGAAGGCCTTCGCGGAGAGGACGATGGCGGAGGGGTTGGCGGCGCGCGTCACGGGGCTGCACTCGTACACGGTGATGGCCTCGAGGATGCGGATGTCGTAGTCGTAGCCCTCGCGCTTCTCCCAGCGGTAGCGGTCGGCGCGGTAGCCGATGGAGAACTCCTTGACGGCGCCAGCCTTCAGGAGGACGGCCGCGTCACGGCCGGCGGCGGTGTCGAGGATGTCCGCCTCGATCCACATGCCGTAGTCGTCGACGCCCTTGTCGGTGATCTTACCGATGACCGTGCGCATGTCGTGCTGCCAGCAGAGGGCGAGCCGGTCGGCGTCGTCGCTCTTGAGGAAGTCGTCGCAGGCGGTGGAGATGATGATGTCGCCCCAGCTGTCGACGTTGCCGAAGGCGAGGGCGTATGCCTTGATGTGCAGGAGGATTCCCTCGGCGAGGCCGTCGGCCTTCAGCTCGAGGCGGGCGTCCGACCATTTCTGCTCGAAGCCCTCCTGCGGGTTTGCTTTGAATTGGATCCGTTTCATGTGTCGGCTGCTTGTTCTGCCGCGAAAATATGAATCTTTGTGCGTATCCGATACGCGGGAGTTATCCACATTTGTGGAAAAGCCCGCCGGACCATCACGGCGCGGCGGGCTCCATTTATACTCAAATCACAAACAAAAGAGTCGCTATTTCGGGCGCCTGATGCACGTGCAGGCGCAGTTGATGATCTCCCCTGCGGGCGGGTTGAACTGCGTGTCGTGCGGGTAGCGCATCACGCAGTCGACCAGCTGGAAGTAGGCGTCCTGGTCGACGGTGACGCCGTCCATGATCTCATGCGTCTCGCGGGTGTTGCCCAGCCCGGAGATGCACCACTGCTTCGTGAAGCGGATGTCGAGCTGGCGGGCGGAGAGCTCCGCGGCGTCTGCGGCTCCGATCATGGTCTCGGTCTGGGCGATGCGCCGGCACTGCCAGCGCTCGAGGTCTCCGATGTAGCGGTCGTACAGCTCCCGCGTGATCTTCTCCACGCCCTGGTTGCCGATGTCCTCCAGGAGGATCTCGCCGAGCAGGTCTACGAGCGAGGTCTTCCAGGTCCCGGTGACGGTGAGGATCTCGGCGCCGGCGCGCTGCAGGGCGTAGTGGCGCAGCGTGGCGATCCAGATGTTCTCCTCGGCTGCGGCCTTCGCCTGGGAGAGGGCGGCGGCGGTGTCCTTTGCGACCGGGACGCCGGCGGTGGTCCAGAGGCCCACCCACCACTCCGGGAGGTAGGCGCCCTCGGAAAGCTCGGCCTCCAGGGTTGGCGCGATCTGCGCTGGGTCTCGGTAGTCCTTGCAGAGGGCCAGCACCCGGCGCAGCTCCCGGCGGCGCAGCTTCTCCAGGCGTGACTGGTACGCTCCGGCCACCTTCATCGAAGACAGCCGGAGCGCGTCCTGGTGGCGGCGTTCCGCCTTACTGATTTTGCGGCTTGCCATTGCCGGTCGGCTCGTTGATGTCGTCGGCGCCGGCCTCGTTTCCGAACTGGATGGCCATCGGGAGGATCGGCTGGTCCGCCCACGGCTCTGTCAGTCGCTCGTAGCCGTAGGCCTCGCGCATCTCGTTGAGGGTGGCGTGCATCTTGGCCAGGTTGTCGAGCGTGTCCGCCGGGTCCTCCTTCAGGACGTCGATCATGTCCGTGTTGACGCGCAGCTGGAAGCCCTCCTTGTCGAGGCCGGTGTAGCGGAGCAGATCCTCCGCGAACTCGTTGGCCATCGGGATGGCGTTCTGCTCGTAGATGGCCTTCTTCGCCTCCTTCGCGTTCTCGTACTTCGCCTGGCCGTAGTAGAGGTCCACCGGCAGCTTGAAGACGAAGCAGAGGGCGGTGACCGCCTCCTTGTGGCTGGCGAGGATGTTGAGGTCGACGGGGGTGTTGCCCAGCTGGTGGACGTCGATGGGCGCGCGGACCACCTTCGTGGAGCCGGCGTTCTTCGCCGCGTCGTTGAAGCTCTCCTCGAGCTCGTCCTTGTCTTTGGGCAGGACGCCCATCTGGTCCTTCGCAGGGCTGATGACGTTCGCCACGCCGCCGTTCTTCAGGGAGGTGTCCTGGCGATTCATGCCGCGCTGGATCACGGAGAGGTAGACCGCCGCGGAGACGATCTTACTGACGCCGAAGAAGGAGGTGTCGTCGAGGTTGTAGTCGAAGCTCTCGAAGACGTCCTCGATCTTGATGGTCTTGTTGGTGCCGGCCGCCATCAGCTTGATGCCCGCGATGGGCTTGTCGGCGCCGTCGCGCTTGACGGTGACGTTCTGCGACGGGATGATGAACATCTCCTTGATGGTGCGATCCTTGCCGACGGTCTTCTTGGCGTAGACCCAGGCGTCGCCGAACAGCAGCTTGTTGATGGCCCAGGCCTGGCCGAACTTGCGGATGGAGAAGCGGTCGTTCGGGCGGCGCAGCAGCTCGATCAGCCAGTGGTTGTCGACGGCCTTGCCGTCCTTGTCGACCAGCTCCAGGAAGCGCATCACCTCGCCGACGTTGTCAGCGATGTAGTTGACCACGCCCATGACCGGGGCGCTGGTCTCGTAGGTGTCCTTGATCTTGGCGCGGTCGATGACCAGCCAGGGCGCCATCTCCAGGCCGGTGAGTTGACGGGCGATCGCCTGGAAGTATTCGTTCTTCTTGTTGTCGCCGTCGTAGTAGCCCTTGAGCTCGGCCTCCAGAGCCGCCTGCTTGTTCTTCAGGGCTTCGATATTCTTTCTTGAAATCCAGACCATGTTGTTGGTGTGTTGCTTGTTCTCGCGCAAATATGGCCGATTCCTGCGGACTTCGCCGCCGGGCGGCTCTCCATCTTTTTACCCATTGCCGCCGGGGAGGTCGCCGTCGTCGTTGGCGATACCCATCCGCCGGAGGTAGGTGGTGCCGTAGCTGGCGGCGTCCATCGCGTGGTCCCCGCCGTCCTGGGGGATGTCCGTGAAGACGTCCTCGTCCTCCGGGCTGGGCTTCCAGGAGTATGTCTGCACCTCCTCGCGGATGTGGTCGCCGAGGTAGCGGACGCGGAAGCCCTGCAGGTAGCCGATGCGGCCCGGCTTGTCGCGGTTGATGCCGGGGTAGGCGTTGATGCCGTACTGCGTCCGCAGCTCCGCGATGCTGTCCGGGCGGGCAGGGTCGCAGAAGACCGCCACCTTCGAGGCGTCGAGGCCGTTCTCCGCGCAGTCTCGCCGGATAGCGGCGGCGACGTCCCTGGGCAGCTTGCCGGTGGAGTAGAGGACCTCAACGATGTAGAGGGTCCTCGTCAGCGGGTCGAAGGCCATGCGCAGCAGGGCGTCCGGGTCGCCGCTGTAGCCCCAGTCGTTGGCGTACCACCAGTCCAGGCCCAGCGGGATCTCCGCGCGGGTGGTCTCCTCCCAGCCGGGGTAGATCAGGCCGTTCCGCTTGATGGCCCAGCCGCCGTCGTAGATGTTGAAGTACTTGTCCGGGTTGTCGCGGCGGCAGGCCTCCGCCTTTGCGATGAAGGACGGGTGCAGGTGCTCGCGGACGTCCTCCCAGGTCGTGTGGATATACTGCACGTCGTCCACGATGCCGTTGAAGTCGTAGGGGACGCCGGGCTTCTTGAAGAAGCGCCGGTAGATCCAGTGGTGGATGTCGCTCGGGTTGAGGATCAGGTCCACCTGGTTGACAGCCTCCTTCTCGCGGATGGAGAGGTCGATGACGTCGAACTCCGTCTCGCTCGTCAGCTCCTGGGCCTCGTCGAGCAGGAAGCGCTTGAGCTTCGGGATGGACTTGAGGCGGGCCGTCTGGTTGCCGGAGCTGGAGCGGATGCCCTTGAAGTAGATGCGGCCGCCGCTCTTGCGGTTGATGACCTCGTCCTTCGTGGCGTAGAAGTGGCGGGCCTTGCCCAGGAGATTGACCTTGTCGGTATATTCCGGGATGACGGAGATCTCGGCGGAGACGAGGGTGTATCGGGTGTAGAGCGTGGCCAGCGGGTCGCGGTAGGTGTCGCAGACGGTGGCGGTGCTGACGGCCGTAGACTTGCCCGAGCCGCGCCCGCCGGTGATGACCCGGTAGCGCGGCCCGTCTCGTCTGCCCGGCTCGAACAGCGGGCGGTACTTCTCGTTGAACTCGATCTCCCTTGCCATCGTCGCCGTTTGCTATTTCCCGCCTTCCTCCTTCTTGGGGCTGGTGAATACGATCTGCGGCGGCTCCTCGAACTCCAGGGACGCACTGATGTCGGTCTTGTCGTCCCTGCGATTCTTCCAGTTTTCCGGGTCGAGGTTGGTCAGCAGGAAAATTCCCGCAGCTACGTCCGGCGGGTGGTGGACGGTCCGTGTGACCTGCTTCTCGAGGACGGCCTTGCCGGAGAGGTACTCCTTCGTCTTCTTGCCGGTCTTCTCGTCATACTCCTTCACAACCTGGCCCTTGTAGTATTTATCCTCCAGCGGCTCGTTGTAGCCCAGGGCGCGCTGCTTCATCTTATTCACAACCTCTGCAACCGTTGAGGAGCGGAAAACCTCCTGCGCTCGCTTGATTGGCTCCGAGAACTTCTCGTTCTTCTGCCACAGCGAGAGCGTCCTTCTGGTGATTCCCATCGCATTGCAGAAGTCGGTGACCGACGCTCCGCACGCCTGCGGGTACAGTCCGTTTTTCTCCACCCAGTCGGTGGCCTCCTTGATCTTTGCGGCGGTCAGTTTCATGGCTTCTGCGCGTTGAGTGATTTTATAAGGCGCCGCTCTCGCACGGATAGCTGGATGCGTTCGGCTGCGGCGCGTTCGGCTGCGGCGCGTTCGGCTGCGGCGCGTTCGGCTGCGGCGCGTTCGGACAGCAGAAATCCTCCGCCGAAGATATCCCTACTTCTCCCACCCTTTGCGGAGTCGATGCTGGTTATAGCAACGCAGTCGGCCTTTCGGATCTGGAGCGGGGTTGAGTGTGCGACGAGCTTTTGAAGGATTGCGGACGTGACGAGGTTATCCGGGTAGATGAAGCCGCGCTTGCTCTTGTTTGGTTCATTCTGCGCGTCGTTGATTTCCTTTGTGAGCTCCACGGAACAATCAATGCGGAGGTCGCACGGGAGGTTATGGATAAAGCCGGTGCGGATTTTTGCGCCGTTTTCGTAG